AAGTGCTATCTGCAGAACTGTCCTGCCGTGGACAGTGAAGCAGAGTTTGCATGGAATTCAATCAAGAAGCTACAGCCGGCGTCATGCCGGTGTATGGAAGCCCCTTTACTTTCATCCGTCGCTAACCATTTCCAGTCTCCACCACCCTCCTTACCACGCGGTTACATCGCATTTGCGCGTAGGATCGTTCGGAACCTGTTCCCTCACGGGTGGGATTCCGGATCCTATGAGTCTTGCGTGATGAACACCGATCCTTCTTTGTCAGCATGTTTAGAAAATCGCCGCGGTGCGGGCGGTTTGCACGGCTTTGTTTCACACCCCGACAATTGTCGGGGGCGATTCAGACATCATGAGTTTCTCAGCACTTGTTTAGACGGGGCAACCCGTCCTTTGCGAGTGTCCTCGGCTCTGACTGTCGTTCAAAGCGCCGGCAAGCCTCGGCCTCTTAGCAAGTTCTCGGCGGACGCGATACACTTGAGACCGCTTCACAAGGCGATTTATGATAGACTATCGCGCGAGAAGTGGCTCTGCCGCGGCGATTTTACAACTGACGTTCTACAGCGCGCTGGTTTTTCTTATGTTGAAGGCGAAGTCTTGACTTCGGGGGATTACAAGAGTGCCACGGACAACCTTTCGATAGAGGTTGCCGAGGCTATTCTTGACGAATTGCTTAGGTCCACGGTCTCTGTGCCGGGCTCTATGAAAGCATACGCCATGAAAATCTTGCGTCCCGTGTTGTTCAACTTTGAGCACGGTATAGATGAATTTGTTCCGACGAGAGGTCAGATGATGGGGTCCTTTTTGTCTTTCCCACTGCTTTGTCTGCAGAATAGAATCGCTTTCTTGTATGCAGGCGAGTCTGTTGGGATTGATAATTCGGGTTTCCCATGTTTGATCAACGGCGATGACATACTTTTCCGTTCCGGTCCGCACTTCAGTGCGCACTGGATGGATACAGTGAGTCAATTGTCATTGGAAGTGGAAAGGACTAAGACTAGCGTTTCACCGGAGTACGGTTCGCTTAATTCCACACTTTGTCGGCGTTTCGGCGCCTTCTATCGTGTGGTCGCGACTGTCCGTATGGGAATGTTGCGCGAGTCGGAGTCTCTTGACACCCTCTCGAAGGGATTTGATGATTTTATTGCTGGCCTGAAGGGCTCACTCCGTTATCGAGCGGCGTTGGC